AAAAAAATAAATAGCAAACTGAGTGAAATTAATTATCAAAATAAAATAAATTCTAATTATGAAGAGCTTGATAGATCATTTTATGATATAGCAAAACAAGCAATATTAGACAAATCAAAATCCTTTTTAAAAAAAGATATAAAAATAGTAGAAAATCCAACTGATATTTTTAGAAATAAAGCAAATATAGAAGATTTATTTGAGAAATTAGACAATAAATTGTTATATGACAAAAATCGTCAAGACATTTACGATAGAGAAAGAGATAGTATACTTAAACAATATTGGAAATATTGTTTTCCAGATAAAAAATTTGATTTATCAACATTTATTACTGAACAGCAAAAAAAAAAAGTTTTTACATTTTACAATATTTATTTTATTTTAAAAAATTATTATTTAATTGATACAACAAAAATTACTTATACTACTAGTGATAATAGTGATAAAGAAGAATATTTGATAAAAAATTTTGATCTACTTGATTTAAATAATAAAGATTTAACTAATTCTAATATAGATCTTACTAAAATTATTAACATAAAGAAAGACGGAATTGAAGTTACTTTTCAATGTGTATTAAATCGTTTGTTTGATATACCAAATTTGAAAATTAATTTTAATTTTCATAATATTGAAAATGGTAAACCGAAAGTAGATAAAAAGATAATATTTAATAAACAATTGCTACCTAAAATGATAGATCCTAGTTTTAATAATTATGATAAATATTATATAGATTTATCAAATAATATAAATTATAAAACATCTCAAGAAAATTATGAAAAAATATTACTTAAAGTTAATAAAAAACAAAAAAGAAAAACTAATTTATTGAATAAAAGTGATTTTTTTTTTAATCAAACTTTAACTAATAGCTTTATAAAAGAAAACACAGTTAAAGATGATAAAGATGAAAAAGATAAAGATGATAAAGATAAAAAAGATAAAGATAATAAAAAAAGATTTGAAAATATTTATTATTTGTTAATAAATCATTTTAATTTATTAAATAAAAAAATACTTATAAACAATGATTATTATTTAATTGAAGAAATTTTTCTTCTTGAAGATAATAAAAAAGATGATCCTGAAATAGAAAGAGAGGAGGATATAGAAAGAAAGGATTCTAAAACAGAAATGGAGGATTCTGAAACAGAAAATGAGGATATAGAAAGAAAGGATGATAAAAATAAAAATAAAGGTATATTTATAAATGTATTTAATAATAAACAAGAATCATTTTATATACAAGATGGAATAAATTTTAGTAATGATATTAGCTATATAGATATAGACAAAATAGTTAAAGCAGATAAAAAAGAACCTGCTATTCATTCAATATATTTACTTTTTTATGTATATAAATTAAAAGATAAAAATGAAACAATTAGTTTAAAGAGGCGAGTTATTACAGAAGGTTGTTTAGATAAAGCTTCAAAATTAGATAGCTATTTTAAAGATTCTTTGTATAAAGCATTACAATTAAATGATGAATATTTATCTAATAGGTTAAAACAGCGAGGTGGAATTAGAGTTATAACAAAAAAATATAGAAATAAAAGAAAGCGAATGACAAAAAAGAAAAAAAAATACAAAAAAAATTACAAAAAAAAATAAAAATGAGAGAGAAAAAAATAATATATAATAAATTTATTTAGATTTATTATATATTAATGAAATTATTGAAAAAATTTTTTGCAAATATTAAAAATCTAAATAAATTAATTCAAATCGTTTTAACGTTTTGTTTATGTTTTGTAATAACCTTTTTTTTAACTTTAATTTTTAATAATAAATTCAAATTTATTGAAAAATTTACTCATTCTAGTTGTAAATATATAATTTATTGGTTTCATGGTGATGTAAATTCAGGTGATAATAAAATTTTTAAATCTAAATGGAAAAAATTAACGGGAAATGATAGTTTAATACAAAATTTACCTATTTGTTATATAAAAGCACCTAAAAAAGAAAACCATCAAGATAAGACATATAGTGATTTTCTTAAACTTTATCCTTATCTTAAAACAGCTGGTAATATTTTATTAGTTTTAGGTAAAAATTTATCAGATTCAACTAATCAACAAACAGATTCAACTAATCAACAAACAGATTCAACTAATCAACAAAGAAATCAAGTTCGTGATATAACCTATATAAAACGTTTTACAGATAAAAAAATTAGTTATGAAATAAATAATTTAATTTCGAATTTTTATGATATTAATAATAATAGTTAAATAATACAAAATTATTTCTTAAAAATTAAATATGATAAAAATAATCCATAAAAATTTTTTGAAAATAAATCTAAAATATTATATAAGGCATTTTTTACTTTATAATTAAATAAAATTGCAAATCCATATAAACTCCATATTATTAGCATTAAGAAAAATATTATTGTATTTTTCTTTGATTTAATAGCAAAACTAATATATAATTGTAAAAAAAGTAAAATAAAAAATATAAATCCAATTATAAAAGTTGTAAAAACATTTGAGAGATTTATTTCATACAAATAACCAGTTAATAACATACCAAAATTATACGTCAAAATTTTTGCAATATTATTATAGTTTGATTTAATTAAGTTTACTAAATTTAAATTTATTAAATTATTTTTAGTATTATTGTATTGAAAATAAGCAATCATAGATATTAACATAATTGGTGTTGATAAAAACCAATCATAATATCTAAATTTTGTAATATCTACAACATCAACATTTACTTTATCAAAAAATAAAAACCACATATAAAAACTGCCCTCTATTAACTGAGCTAAATTTTCTAAAATTAAAACTTCTCTCAAAATTAACATATTATTTGGTAATTTTACTAATAATGCTGTTAACCCAATTAACAGTGTTACAACCTGTGTATTAAATGATATAAACATTGTGTCTTTTACTAAATATTTTGTTAACATTTATATAACAAAATATTTATTTTAAAATAATGATAATATTTCATTTGCTAATTGTTGTCTTGATTTAGCCATAAAAATATTTTTTCCATATGATAATACTTTAGGTCTAATAATAAAAATTTGTGTATCATGATTTTTTTCATATTTATTCAATAAAGATTCTTGAGTATTTTTTGCCCTATAAACATCTTTTAAATACCAATTATTCATTATTTTAATTCCCGAATTTGATTTAGGTAAACTATCACCTACACCTTCTGCACTTATTAATACAATTTTTTTTAAAGCAATGTTTTGATTTGTAAGTATTGTTTCGGTAATCTCATCAGAATAGTCTTTTTCAAATGGTTTAGCTCCAGTAGTAAATACTATATTTTCAAATTTAAATTTTTCAAAATTATTATAATCACAAATCATTAAATTTTTGTCTTGAATGATTGTATTTGTTTCTTTGTTTTCTAATCCACCTCCTCTATAAGGAATTTTAATTTGATTTGGATTATTTGACAAAGCTAAAACTTTATTGTTATTTTGCAATGATTGATATATAATTTCGCGTCCTAATCCACTACTTCCACCAACTATACATAAATCGAATCTATTAACCAAGCTTAAAAAAGTAGAGAGAAAAATAAATAATATCATATATTTTTATATAATTTGATTTAATTTTTTAATTTAATTTTAACTTTAAATAACTATTTTAATAAAAAAATAAATTAAAATATTTATTTATATAAAATGACAAAATTAAATTTAAAAAAATTCAATTTAAAGAAAACTTTTACAAATCCCAAAATTTTATCTCTCATAATAGTAATTTTAGTTGTTTTTGTAGGTGGTTTTATATTAAATAGATTAATGGGTGGAGGAATTATACATGAAAATTTAGTTAATATTGATTCACCAGAAATAACATATTATTATATGGAACAATGTGGACATTGTAAACGATTTACTCCTGCTTGGGATATGTTTTCAAAAAAATATAGTAATAGTAATTTAAAATGTAATAAAATTGAAGCTCATGAGAAAGATTCTAGTGTGGTGATAAAAGGTTATCCAACTGTTATATTAAGTAAACCAGATGGTACAAAAATTGAATTTAATGGAGAGAGAAGTGAAAATGGTTTAATAAATTTTTTGAAAGAAAATGGTGTAAATATAGAATAAACATTTTTTGATTTATTATATAATTTTATATAATTAATCAAATTTTTTCTAGAATATCTTTATTGTTAATTAATAACTCATCTTGTAAATTTTGAGGAATTGATTTAAATGAAATTATTGTCTCATTCAAAATAAATCTCGCTCGACTTTCTGGTTGAATATTTAATTGTTGATTAAATAAATCTTTATCATTGTAATAATTTAAACAAGTTTTTGGTCCACATTTTTTAAATACAGGCATAATATTACCAGATTTATCTCCTAATACAATTTTAAAGAATAAATTTTTATCTGCTTCTGGAAAAACTTTTCTATTTTCTCTCAAATTTTTATTTTGAAAATTATAAATTTCAGTTTTATCATCTAATAATTGTAAATAATCATGATCATTAGCTATAATATAAATCGGTAATTCTGGTGATTTATCTCTCAAATAGTTTTTAGTAATAGCTATTACATCATCTGCCTCTAAACTTTGATTTTGTAATACATGATCAACACCTGTTGTTAGTAATAGTTTATTATTATCTTTATATATATGTTTAAAGAATGGTCCACCCATAAATTTATCATCCCGTTCACGAGTTGCTTTGTAATCTTTATATAATTGATTTCTCCAAATTTCTGATCTAGAGCAATCTCTTGCTGCTATAATTTTACAATTAATTTCGGGTTTTCCTCGTTGTTTATGTAATTTTAATTTTTTTTTTAGATTTATGAGAGATTCTTGAAAAGTTTTTTCAAATTTTTCTAAAAATTCTTTATTATCATATGGATTTTCAGGTAATTCATTGTCTGGCTTTGCATGACGCCACCACTGTAAAACAGCAAAATATCTGTAAAATATCCAATAACTTGTATCTATTAAAATAACAACATCTGTTTTAGTTTGAGACATTTTATTTGAATATTTATAAATTTAAATATTTAAATATTTAAATAAATATCAATTTTATGTTTTTAAATTTAAATTTCTATCATTTTATAAATACTAGATAATTCATCTATACATTGTTTTATTGTAGATTGTATATCTTTACAAAGTACTGTACCTAAACAATCACAAGAATTTAAAGATAAACATATTTGATTAAATTCTTTACAATAATTTAAATTATATTTTTTTAATATTATACTTAAATTTATTAAGAAACTTATATCTAATTTTTTATTTAAACTTTTATTAAAACAATCTATAACTTCTGTTATTAATTTATTTTTATTTTCATTTGTTAAATTATCATAAATGTCATGTTCATGTATTATATTTCGCAAGATTTTTTCAGTTTCATTAAAATTTTTTTTATAAAATATCTCATTTAAAAAGATATAATATGTATTTTGAAACTCTCGACTAGGAAAACAGCACATACCAAAATCAATAATTCCTATTTGATGTTTAGGTAATAAACTATCATCTTCTTCATTAATATAAAAAAATACATTCCCAGCATGTAAGTCTAAATGAACAGCTCTTGTCATTATTATTGAAATATAACCAAATTTAATTAATAGTTTACCAAAATCATCACAAATTTCTTTATCATATTTAACTAAATCATGTATAGTAAGACCTTTTATATTTTCCATAACTATAACATCATTAAATTTATCTGTTATTTCTTTATAAACTTTAGGTATTATAAACTCTTTAATATTTTCATTTTTAGATTTAAATATTTCAATATTATTTGCTTCTTCAATAAAATCTATTTGATTTAAAAGTAATTCTTTATTATCTAAAAATAATTTATTGAAATTTACGTGATTTAAATAAGGAATCCATTGTAGTATTTTTGTAATTAATTCTATTTCTTGAAAAACATTTAATAATTTTGATTTTATATTTTTTTTTAACATTTTTACTATTACTTTTTGATTTTCATTATTATTTTTAATAATACCCGAGAATACAACACCAATGATTCCTGAATTAATTGGTAAACTATGATTAATTTCAACATTAAATTGTGAATTTATTTCATCTAATAATTCATAGTCTATTTCATCTGTATTAAAAGGAACACTATCTATATATTTAATCAAATAGTC